TTGCATCATAAATGTAATATACAACTCCCGCGAATAAACGAACTCTATTAAATGTTGTCTCTCCTAGCTTATCCCAAAAAGCTATCGGATGGAAGTTATAAAATGTATCATGATAAATAGCTTCAGCAAAAGAAGTCATTACTCCGGTTGAAACATTTCTTGTAAAATATATCCCTCCATCATATAACCAACGAGCAAAAGCTAGTTCACCAACTTTTAATCCTGAAACCGAAGCTGTTTGATAACTAGATGGAGTATATTCTCTAACAGTAACAAGAACTCCAATGTCAGCTAAAGCATGAACTGTTGTCCCAGGTAATTCTATATTAACTCCGTAAGTGCTATCCGGACGTAAAACTAAAGGCGCTTTAACGGTTCCTGAACTAATAATATTTTTTACATCAGGAGTTATTACACAAACATTACCTGAGGTATCTTTTACTCTTAATCCATATGTCATCGTTTAACTCCCATCGTAATCTTTTTGATAGATAATATAATCTACTTCTCCAATTCCCTCACTGCCTACACTACATACTCTTTGGGCCGCACTAGCCGATTGAGCATATTCTATATTAGTAGCCTTTACTTCTTTAGTAGATGTTCCCCAATAAATTTGAGTGTGAATATTACCATGGCTTTGGCCTGGATCATCTTCATTATATCCTTTAACATATCTATATAAAGTCCAAGTGCCTGCTTTCAATAATGTACTATTCAATTCTTGAGTAGTATAAGTAATAGAAAAAGTTTGAGTTTGAACAGCTAAATTTCTATTAATTGTTTGTACCCACACATTTAAAACAAATTTAAGAGAATCAGTAGCCACCATAGCAGTATCTGAAGCTAAAGCCCAAGTGGCAGAATATTCACCTTCCCCACCATGTCCACTCCCCCAAGTATCCCCTCTATCATCTTCGGCTACCCCTGTTGCTAAAGTAGTTTCACTACCATCGTTATGGACTATATAAATATCAAAAGTAGTTTTAGGACCATGAAAAAATACAGAAAAATCATCTGAAGCTACAGCTTCATACATTTGTTCTATAGCACCTTGAGTAGTAGTCAAAGCATATCCAGATTTTCCATTAACAGTAGCTCCATAGTCTCTTGCATAAAAAGTACTAGTTAGGGTTCCAGCCGCAACTGTTTTTAAAAATGTATAAAATAATGCTGCAAATAATCTTACTTTTTTTATACTTGTAGCACTCCTATCCCAGCCAGCAAATAAGTCAACATTAACCGCAAAATTATATGTTGCTGGAGTCCCAGGTGTCATTGCTCCAGCTGACCAAGATTTCATAACTCCGTCATCAGCTTTTTCATAATAAGATGCAGCGTCATCACCAAAAAAATTACCCCAGAATTTATTACCTGTATCATAAGGTAAAACATTTACAACTAATTCCCAGTCGAAATCTCTTGCTTGGACGATTACGCCTATATTTTTTGTATCTATATAGTCATCCCCAGGCAAGTCTATATCTACGCCATAGGTATCGTCATCTTGTAATGTATCTGGCATGCTAACAGTTCCAGAAGCAATTATGCTTGATACGTTTGGAATGATTGAACTACTATTTCCACTTTCGTCATAAACTTTTAATCCATAATCACTGCCTCCATAAATATATGGATCATCCGCAAAAGCTAATAAAGGCTGCCCACTGCCTGTCGATTCTACCTTTAATAAAATGCTATAAGTTCCTTTTGGCGCTGTCACTCCACTAACGCTATGTAAAGTGTAATTCTGAGTAGAAGTTACAGTTGCAATGATATGCTCAGATCCTATTTGAGAGCCACTTGAGTCTACCCATTTATAACTTAACTTAACCGCGCTATCACCTGTTTGAGTAGATACTTTTATCCACATTCCAATATCAAACTCTAAACCATATATATTATATTCAAAATCTACTGTTTGATACATTCCTTGATTATTGGCACCAGTTTTATATAACATAAAACTTCTATCTTCAGTAAAAGCATACGAAGTTGTAATAACTAATCCCATATCAGTATCACCACTTAAAGTACCAGAAAATGACCATTCGTCAGGGTAATATCTACCATTAATAATAATGTGGCCGTAATCTGCGAAATCATAATTTAATAGTTTATTAAGACTTTTCATAATTTAATAATTATAGTTTTTTAATGTAATAGCATAATCTATTTTTGATACCCCATCTTCACCAATAGTATATACTTTCCTATAAGTAGAAGCACTCGTGTCATAAATTAAATAACAAGTAGCTGCAAATAATCTAATTGCTGTAAAAGTTGTCTGCCCCATAATATCCCAAAATGCTACTGGAAATATTGCTGCTATGTGATCGAACTCATCAGCGTCTCCGTCAGTCAAATCTCCAGCCGTCCACGCTGTCATTGCACCAGTTGCTTTAGCATGTTCATAGTAAGCTTGAGCATCGTCCATATATCCAACATTTTGCAAATATGTCCCTTCTCCGGCAATGTCAAATTGAATGCTTGTTATCTTGAAAGTATGCTCTACTGGAAACACAAGCACAGCTATGTCGGATATTGGTATAGCGGCGGAACCAGGCAAATCAATATCAGTGCCGTAAGTATCATCAACGTTTAAACTATTCGACATTGTTACTTGACCGGAACTAATTACAGTGGCTAATTTAGGAGTGATTACTGTTATTTTTGAAGAGTCAAAGGGATTATAAACTTTTAAGCCATATGTATCTGTCATGATAGCTTCCCTAATTCTACTCTTAGGTTATCTGCTTCATCATAAACTTTTATTACATCGTTTGCACCATCTATAACAGTTTTACCAGCGGATCCAACGTCTACTTCAACTGTTAAGCTCCCAGCTGTAATTTTATCAGCTGTTAAACTAATAATATGTGCATTTTGTATTATAGCTTCTTTTATTTGTGCTGATAATGTTATAACTTCTCCAGCAAAAATTTTCCTTGCGGTAATTATTTGGTCTCCAAGCATAGCTTCGGTAAATTCAACAAATTTAACTTCTATAGATGAAGTAAAGTTCCCAGCTCCGAATCCATCTACTCCTCTTACTTTATAGTATCTAGCGGGATGAACAAAAAATTTAGAAGTTGTATCTGGTGGTGCTACCCAGCTATCTACCATTGTAAATTTTCCTAAAGTAGTATCATAAGTTGAAATCTTTAATTCCTCACCTATGCCAGTCCCAGATATTATTTCGATATAACTACCTTTCCAATAGTCAGGACCCCAACCAGCAAGGTCAAGGTCAGTAACATAATTTGTATTAGCTATTCCATTGTCATCAGGTATTCCATTCTGAGAGCTCTCTCCAGAAACAGTGCAAAGACGACCTGAGACTTTACCAAATAAAGATTGTTCACCGCCCCAGGCGTCAGTCTTAGAAACGTAAACTTCATAGTAATCATTATCTGTTTCAACGTCAGTCCAGTATAGTTTTGATATATTAAATAATGTTGTAGCTCTTAACGATAGAGGGGCAGACGGAGCAGAATTTACAGGAGTAACAGATACAGATTTTAAAGAATAATTACCACTCTTATTAATTGCCCGAATATAATAAGTGCCTGGTGATCGATTGGTAGGTATTAAAACTTTTTTATTTGTTAATCCTCTATAAATTAAATGAGTATTATCAGTCCCAAAATTAGCATTCTCATCACGAATTTCATATCCAGCTAAATCATAATCAGTAACTATTCCCCAAGATAATTCTATATCTTTATCCCAATAATAAGAAAAATTTTCTACATTAGAAGGATTAGCTGTATTACCTTCAAGTGTAATTGCATTTGAAACACGGCCGTCAGATATAATATCATTCATAGATACTGTTTTAATCCTAACATAATAAGTTACATCAGTTTCAAGATTGCCGCTTATTCTAAAAGTTGTTGCTGAGACTGAGGCAACGCCTATCGGTTTATAATCATCAGATCCTTTTTTCAATTCAATAGAATAATTTCTTAATAATTCTATTTTAGTTGCTGGAGCTGTCCAACTAACATCAATATTCAATACCCAGGTCCCATCAGTATTAGCCCAACCAATTTCTGACAAAGCAATATTAGTGACATCAGTTACAGCTACATAAGGATTAGATGGAGAACCATAATCCCAATCATCAAACGTAGATCCATATCCATCATCTAATATAGAACTATTATATGCTTGACATAAATATCTAGCATTACCAAAATTAACTTCATTTATTTCAATTATTCTAACTAAAGCAGCTGTCCAATTTGGTCTAGAATGAGTAACTGAAACAACATCGTAAGGTTCACAGTGCATCGCCTCAATATTAGATTCGAACTCACACCAAATATCAGTTAATTTACTTTCATATAATATTTTTTTTGCTTGCCTTGAAGCTTGCGATTGTCGAATAATTCCATATTCTTCTATTTTCATTTCTTTTAGACCACGAATTTCTTGGTCTAATTCATCTTCAGCCCAGGCAATACGTTTAGGATTTTTAAGTTCTAAAGGTGAGATCCACTCTATGTTTACTCTGTTAGGCATTTCATCAGCTTTACCATATCCATACTTAAAAGAATCTTTAGTTATATTATCTTCTGTAAATGCCTGAACCGCTGTTTCATCTGCTTTCTCAAAAACTATTTTGTATTTAGCACCGCTTGTTATTAATTGAGCGTTGCAAGTAATTAACATTTTAGCTAAGTTATCTAACGCTGAATGCTTTGTATCGAGGACAATATCTAATTCATATCTTGGTTCGGTAGAACTTGATCCATTATCTATATTTATTGCACAATGTTCAAAAAAATCACCAAAGCTATCATCATCTATAAACTCTGAAGATATACCGCAACCCCCAACAACAATACTTAACCCCATATAGTCACGTATTACCGCCGCTGGATTTTTAGAAAAAGATTTAGTAGAAGTCCATTCTGATATCACTGAATCCCATGTCTCTATTTTTCTTGCTTTTAAGGTAGCGGCAATAGTAGGGTTACTACTTACTTTATCTCCTTTAGTTAAAGTAACGGCAACATAACATACGTCTCTTAATCCTTTTACTGTTGCGGATCCTCTAGCGTCAACATTCTGCGTTGATGTTCCGGTGTATGCTGTATAACTACAACCAGGTAAATCTTCTATAGGTTGCTCATCAATAAGAATATCTTTTACTGAATGGACTTCTCCAATACATAAAGCAATAAAACGTTGGACAGTCTCTCCAGGTTCAGATTGCCATACTATATTACCTCCAACAATAATAGAACCACCATAAATTATTGGAACTATTCCTTCGTTAGAAAATGTATTATTTATAGTTTGTGCTGTATATTTAGAACCAGTTAATGTTGCTTTATCTAAATTAGTTGCAGTTGATAATGAATAGGCTATTGAGGCTACTGTTAATATTGTTATGATTGGATGAGCCCATGCGGTAGCAACGATTAATGATCCAAGAGCCCAAACCATAGCACCTATAGGAGCAGCATGAGCATACTCAATGCCAGATAAATAAAACACTATAAATAGTAAGAATATTCTTTTAATCATTTGGTCTATACCCTGATAATATAAATTCTTTTAAATATCTTATTCTTGTAAGACAAGAACCAACTACTCTATCCATATGTAAAATTTGTTTATTATTTATACATACTCCTAAGGCACCAATACTTTTAGGATCTTTAATAATAACAATATCTCCTTCTTGTAAATCATTAACGTTAATAACTCGTTTAGAAAAAGTTTTTAAAACAGATACGATACGCTCCTTATCATTCTTAATATCCCTAAAAAATATTTTCTTCCCATCAGAAAAAGGAAGTATTTTATCTTTAATGAAACTATAATATAAATGAACAATGCCCCGACAATCACATCCTTTGAAATCTTTGTGATTTAATTTAAAAGGTATTCCAATAAGTTTGTTTAAATCCATATTTTATTTTGTTAATGGTATAGTATGAAAACCATGATAATTTGCCGTATTTGAAAATGTATCTCCGCACCTTGATAAAGTTTTATCGCACCCACGATAAACTACATACGCATCGCCAACTACTACAGCATTGTCTAAGGCATAATCTAAAGTCAATTTATCTGAAGCGGCATCAAAGTCTAAAATCTTTCTTGATGAACCATCATTGTTGCCAGAAGTAAAAGTTATTATTCCCCAATTCCAATAGTCATCAGCTTGAGTTAAATTAGTTGTATCAATTAATGTAGTGGTTGATCCGCTAGTAGCTGAGCCAGTAACCTTATTCGCAGCTGCTTCTTTATTAATTTTACAATAAGCATCACCAAACCGAGCGTTACATTCTATTTGGTATGGCCAACCTGGTTCAAAACTTAAAGAACCTATAATAGGAACACAAGTAGCCATTGCACTACTTCTCTCAAAACTTATGCCTTGTATCTTTCCGTCAAAAACAATTTTTGCATCTAAGTAAGAACTTAAATGATCACGAAAGATAAGCCTAGTAACAATGCGTTTATTCCTAAAATCATGAGCAGCAGCATAAGCACCCATAGCTTTATTAACATTATCTACTTGATAATTGATTCGTTCTATCTCCCCACTAGCGGTTTTCTTAGCTGCGGTTCTTGATACTCCTAATGCAGTATAAGTTTGAGTGGCATGTCCAATGTATGTAAAAAAAGTTATAGGAAAATAAAAATTAACAAAGTGTAGAGTATTAGAATCTTCAATCGTTTGGCTACCAAGATAAATATCATGTATTTCTACAGGTTTATTTTGGAGTTGATTTTTAATTGCTATTAATGTTGCTGTAAAACTTAACATATTTTTTAAGTGCTTGTTGAACTACTAGAACTACTTGAACTAAATGAACTACTAGATGAGCTACTAGATGAGCTACTAGAAGAACTACTTGATGAACTAAATGAGCTAGATGATAAGCTAGAAGAAAAGCTACTGCTTGATGAACTTGAGCTTGACGACCAACTACTACTTGATGAACTGCTAGAACTGCTTGAACTAGAAGAACTTAGCGATGAGCTACTTGAAGAACTCGATGAGCTACTTGAAGAACTTGAACTGCTAGATGAACTCGATGAGCTAGAACTCGAACTTGAGCTAGAAGAAGAACGGCTTGAGCTAGAAGAAGAACTTGAGCTTAAGGACGAACTTGATGAGGACGAACTTGAATTCCCAGCTGGAGCATTATAAGAAGTCCAACGAACTTCCTTTAACTTCATTCCAACGTGTAACAATTGATATGCAGCTAATTCTCTAGTTAATTGATCATCATTAAAACGAACTTTAAAATAATATTCATACGATAATAATATTGCACCTGAAGCGGGTATAGGACTAAATGTAATATATGATTTCTCAGTAACAAAATTATTACTTAAAGTGTAATTTGTATTTGCCACTCCAGCGACAGTGCAAGTGCTATTGCCAGTAGTGTCAACAGGAAAATTTGCTAATAGGAATGTTGCTGTTCCGCCATCGGCGGTTCCAACAGATTCAGTCGAAGCTTCGAACTCAGTTAATATTTTAATAAGAAAATAATCATAAGCGCCTTTTCTATCTATATAAAAATTCCAAACGATATCCATGTTAGCTTTGGATAAAAACTTACAGGTAAGATTATAATCTCTTATTCCATGATCCAATAAAGCATCACGATGTTCTTTACCAGTCTCAGATTCAGTAATATTGGTATTGAAAGAAATGCTTTCTTTTAAGCCAAATTCAGGTGTTAAAGTTAATATGTCACTACTACCCATTTATTACCCCCATCTTTGAGAAGTCTGTCTTAATGGACCATTATCTTTTATATTTTGGTTAGAAGCGTTTGTATAAATATCGCCATTCTGTTGTAATCTTTCTCTAAATGACCTCTCGTCAATTGTATTAATATAATAATTATTTACTGTTCCGCCACCCCCCATACTTTCACCACGATTAAGTTTATTCAAGTTATCAACACCTAGAGAAGCCATGCCCCCTCTATTAACAACACCTTCACCTTCAAGTAATGTTGCCTGGACCTCACCACCATTATGAAACTTTTTACGAATACCAGCACCAAAACTATCTTCTCCAGACATTATATACCCGCCGGTATGGCTAGCTATCGGTGCAAACCCTAAAAAGCCAGCGGCACTTTTCCATATTTTCATTAATATTAATTTAGCAATGATATCTGTAATAGTTTTTAACATTGTATTACCAAAAGAGACTACTGTGTCTTTTAACCCTTCAAAATCACCTTTCATAACTTTGAAAAAACCATCAGACATAGAGCTAGACATCTTAGTTGCGAAAGATGTCATGAATTCTAACATACCGTCAAATGCTGGTTTCATATCAGTGTTAGCATTTTCAAATAATCCTTTAATTTCAGCAGCCATTTTTTTAGCGGTTTCACTTGCTATACCAGTTAGCTCCGCATACATATTTATCATATCGTCAATAGGATGTTTTACATCTTTGCTTGCCTTATCAATTTCATCTACTATAAGTTGAGCGGCACCTTTACTATCTTCTCCAAATTGATTTATTGAATCACCCATAGCTATGAAACCATCAATAACTTTTTTGCTACCAGGAACTAACGCTATTAATCCCTCTTTCAAACCTTTTATTTCATCTTTTACATCTTTTGGGAATAATTTGTTTATTGCCTTTCCTAAATCTGTAATCCATCCTATTACAGTTAGAATAACAACAGTTAGTGCACGTGCACCTTGAAGAAAGTATCTCCAGAATAATCTAATTGATACAGTGACACCTATAACCGCAGCAGCAATTCTATCCCAAGTTAAAGCAAAGTTATCTGTCGCTTTACGACTTGCCTCCATATCTTTAGTATTTTTTTTAATTACAGCTCCTACCATCATCAATGATGCTCTAACAAGTGGCGCTTTAGTTATTATATAACCAAATTGTTTTTTATAATCTGCGGTTGTTTGGCTTAATACAGTTCTTTGCCCTTCAAAAGTTTGAGCCATTGCCTCAGCTGTACCTTTAACCGAAGATTCAATAGCTTTTAATATCTCATCAAAAGAACCATATTTAGCAGTTGTTTCATCAATTGTAATCCCATATCGTTTCAAATAACTAGCTTGCCCAGTAAAAGCAAGACCTAATCGTTTGGCTATTGCTTCCGTATTAACACTAGCACTTCCACTAGCTTTTAACGCTGCAGTCATATCAAGCATTACTGGAAGAACTTTTTTTACTTGAGATTCAGATAATTTATAATTAGCTAAAAGTGCAGCTGAAGCAATAATTTGATCATTGCTAAAACCAGTTAAATCTTGCAATTTATCAGAGTATTCAATTATAGCTTTTTTTCCAGCAATTGAACCTTTACCTGTAGCGGCAAATGCGGCCGCTAATTTCATCTCAGCATTTTCTTGAGCTATAGCAGCTTCAGTAGTTTCTTTGTATAACTTCATAATCGGCCGCATAGCAAAGAAGTATAATAGCATTATATTCCGTAAAGCGCCTATTTTCCCTTGAAGCTCAGTAATCATGTAGCCATGAGTTCTTGCATGCCGTCCAGCCTCATCATGGCCATGTGTCATCTTTTTTAAATCTTTTTGAGCTCCAGTACCAGTCTTCTTGATCTGGACTCCTACTTTTTTCATAGAGTTTATCTGTTCATTACTAGCCCTCTTCAGCTTACCGGTAGCTAGATCCTCAAAACTCAAAACAACTTTAAATTCTTGTTTTCCAGCCATATTACACCTTGTATTTATTCTCCATCGCTTTAATTTCTGCTGATTCTAAGATATCAAATATATCTAATAACTTTGCCGGTTGCTGCGAAAGACTTCCAGGAAAAGGTAGGAATCCTTTTTTGTAAGCTTGATAATACCTTATGTATATCTTTATCTCCGGCGGTAAAAGCTTTGCTATACATCTTTTCGCTGGTTTTCCATCAATCAAATATGGTTGAATCGGTAAATCATTACAACCGCGAAATTTCTTTTGGTGTTCATTACAGTCGTGGCAATTGAGGCCTAAGCTTGATACCTCAACCGCCAATATTAGTTTTTTTCTAGTTCTTCACCTACCTGATTTTCTCCCCAGATTTCTGAAGCTAATTCGTTTATAGCATATAGAGGGATCATTTTTATTACTTCATCAGTAACAACTTCAATTTCGACGTTAAAGACCTTTTCTTTCTTAGTAGCAAATTTAACTTCTATATCCATAAGCTTAAAATTCTTAAACCCTTTTAATCCATATTTTATGAGAGTAAAATTATTTTGAGTATAATCATTTTCGCCTTGGACATAAACTGGTTTGCCATCTTCAATTTTTATTTTACCAAAGCTAGCAAGAAACTTTGATTTCATAATAGAGTCTAAAGGACCTATCAACCATATTGTTGGGTTCTTTATATCTTTTTCTAATATGTATTCTTTCACCATTCCTACACCGATTGGATCAATCATAAACCTCCTTTTTTTAATAGTTATAACTATATGTTTTTTTAACTGAATTTAACCTTTTTGTTTTAAACCATCTATCCATTCTAGCTTTAGCCCATTTAAAGGTTTGTGAAGATATACCTAAAAATCTTCTTTTTATCGCGGTCTCTTCGTGATGGATTATCGCAACCATTTCTCTATTAGGTTTTCCTCGAGGAAGTATTCCTACAGTAAAAATGTTATCAGCTATTTTAGAAACACGCACCGCATTATACATAACCCCTTTTCTATATAATGCTCTATGAGGATAAGGTGCATTTTCTCTTGTTTTATCTTTGATAGTCTTAACTGATAATCTCTTGAATGCCGAATTATCATCAACATTAGTCTGAGTGCGAATATTCTTCTTAGATTCGGTTGCTACTTTATTAGCTATTTGACTTAATACTATGCTAGCATTCTTGAAATCAGGAATGCTTAATTTAGCTTCTATTTTACAACCGAAACTACTTTTCAATTCAGCTCCTTCTCTACTTATGTAGAAGTGCTAGAACTTGAGCTAGAACTTGAACTAGAAGAACTAGAACTTGAACTAGAGCTCGAAGAGCTAGACGATGTTCCCATAGTTATACTTATCTCATCATTTCCGCCGTCACTATTTTTACAGATTTCACAAGTTGCATTTACTACTCTTATACCATCCCTATCCCCTGACTTTACTTCAGTGTATCTTACAGCTGGAAGTGAGAAGTAAAGATTGTTACCATTCGAATCATTCATCGTTATAATAACCGCCATAGTTGCACTAGACAATATCTTTGCATAAAAATCATGATCAGTAAGTGCAACCATTTCTGGATCAAAAGTCATTATTGGATTTCTACCAGTTATCTTTGCGTAATCAATACCAGAAGCATCTTGTGGCCGAGGAGATATAACTACTTCATTCTGTAAATCAATTTCACAAGCATCTAATACCAACGAATCGCTATCGATAGTAACCGTTGCGCCCATAAAAATAAATGGAACTTGGACTGGGTACGTAGGAGTCAACAACGCTGTATCACTATGAGAAGAATATTTTCCTTGCATAGCAAATTCACAAAATACCGGCTCACCTACTTTGAATTGGAATTTAACATTACCGGCACAACCACACATAAGTTTTCTAAAACCATCTTCATAAAGAGCGTATGAGGCGGTAACAAAGCTACTAGATATAGGAACGTAAATATTAGACACTCCAGCTGAGAGAGCTTCTGATAATCCGCAAGCTCTTAAGAAAGGTGTTATCGGCAATGTAGTTCCTTTTGAACCTGAGACAGGCCCCATAAGTTCTGCTTTAAAACCTAGTGACATCTTCCTGGCCCCAGGAACCGAAGGAAATCTAGACATAGTTTTTATTACTGGGTTTCTTTTGAACTGTTCAGGCTCAATATCCATTACTGGATCATAAGCTAAGATTGTAGCTTGTGCGGCTGCTAAAGCTTCTGCGTTACCAGATATAGTTTCAACTTTCCCGGCTAATTGCGCAATGCGTGTTATTTTGCTCATTTTTTTACAAACCTCCTTTAAATTATCCTATCTGTAATAATAATCTCTATATTAACGACATGACACATAACTGAACCTAGGAAAGCCGTTGAGAATTCTCCAATGATAGGTATATGAACTATTTCTGCTTTTCCATTCAATGTCGGATTACTAATAAAACTGGCACATATTGTTTCAACGAGGTCTTGGAATGTTTTTTCTGTTTCTCTTTCATCATAAAAAGAATAGAACCCTCGTATATTAAAAACATTTCTTACATCCTGGACATCACCATTACCCCCATGGCCAACTCTCTCAAAAGATTTTCTTTCTATATCCCAAGTGTTTACTTTTGAATCTTTAACAAACAAATCTCTATATGTAGCTAAATCACTACAGTAGCGTTTATAATCATAAACGTGTTCTACTCCAGAAATAGCTTCTAGGTTAGTTTTTATTTGTGTTCGAATTAAAGCTAAAGACATTTATTCTTAAAGCGGAAGGATAGAATTCAGGTATTCAAAACTTGTCTTCTATCTCCGCCTTCTCCTTTTTACTCTTTGCCTGGGGTATTAGCGAAATCTTGATGGATGCGTCAGCATATCACTTTTCCATGAATACTCAAAATCGAGATCCTTCACAGAAATGCCAGCTGAAGCAGCACCAGTT